GAATACATTCGACATGAGAAGTTTAAAGCCTTTGGTGTAGGCTATCGGTACTACGGAGAAGATGAGGTAACTTGGGTATCTGAAAAAGATTTGCCTGAGTTCTTTGACTCTATACCGTGGGATACGACTGCAGTGTTGGCACACAATGCACAGTTTGATGTAGCTATTCTGTCGTGGGTGTATGGGCACACACCTTGTTTTATATTTGATTCACTGTCAATGGCTCGTGCGCTGCGAGGGCTAGAAGCAGGCAACAGTTTGATGCAGCTTGCCAAAGAGTTTGGCTTACCTCCGAAAGGTGATGCGGTTCATAGCACTGATGGGTTAGAATTTTTAACTCCTGAAATAGAACAAGAGCTTAGTGATTACTGCAAGCATGATGTTGTGCTATGTGAAGAAGTATTTAATCGCTTGTATAACGTATCAACTAAGAGTTGGAAGTTTAAAGGCTACCCTAAGAAAGAGTTAAAGCTAATTGACATGACATTAAAAATGTTTGTCAATCCAGTGTTACAGTTAGACAGCGATATGCTACAGGTTGCTTTGGAAGAGGAGCAGCAAAAGAGAAAGTCTTTGTTAGCTAAACTTAATGTAGAAGAAAAAGATTTAGCTAGTAACGATAAGTTTGCAGAGGTGCTACGGAGTATGAGTATCAAACCTCCGACAAAGATTAGTGTGCAGACAGGTAAAGAAGCATACGCATTTGCAAAGAACGATGCACTATTTCAACAGCTTTTAAATTCTACCAATGAAGACATAGCTTCTTTGTGTCAGGCTAGACTGGCTGTTAAGTCTACACTGGAGCGCACCAGAGCGCAGAGGTTCTTGGATATATCTAAGCGAGGAGCATTACCTGTACCTCTTAACTATTATGGAGCGCACACTGGGAGATGGTCAGCTAGTAAAGGATCAGGTTTAAACTTACAGAACTTAAAACGAGGTTCGTTCCTACGTAGTTCTATCATGGCCCCAAAAGATTCTATGCTTATAGTGTGTGATCTATCACAGATTGAACCTCGTATCCTAGCGCACCTGACAGATGACTACAACATGCTTGATATATTTTCAAGAGGTGGAGATCCTTACGCAGCGTTCGGGGCAAGGATGTTTAACATTCCCGGCATGACAAAGAAGACTCACCCTGAGTTACGGCAGTCAGCTAAGTCAGCATTACTAGGCGCAGGGTATGGGCTAGGGTGGTCAGCTTTTGCTGCTCAGTTATTAACAGGGTTTCTAGGAGCGCCCCCTCTCAGATACACAGAAGAAGATGCTTACAAGTTAGGGGTAACGACAGAAGATGTGTATGACTTTCTTGATATGGAAGATACAAAGCAAAGACTTAGTGATATAGCGTGTACCTGTACAAAGAAAGAATTAATCATACACGCTGTGACTGCTAAAAAGATTATAGATAAGTATCGGGAGGCCGCAGCACCTGTTAAAAGTTTTTGGAGATGGTGCGGTGATCGTATTGATGATTCCTTGTCTGATGATGGGAATGACTTTAATAAAGGTAAGGTGTATACTTATAAATGTTTACAAGTGCAGTACGAAAAAGTAGTATTGCCAAGCGGTCTGTGTTTACGGTATCCTAATTTAAGACCGGATAAAGATGACAAAGGTCGTTTGCAGTGGGTGTACGGTGAGAAGAAGAAACGATTGTACGGTGGTAAGTTAACCGAGAATATAGTTCAAGCCGTTGCTCGATGTGTTATGACAGATGGAATGCTACGAATACAAAAGAGGTATTCGTGTGTGTTAACTGTGCATGACGAAGTTGTATGTGTTGTACCAAAGGTGGAGGAAGAAGAAGCGAAAACTTGGGTTTTGGCTCAGATGACTATGGAGCCAAAGTATTTGCCGGACATTCCTCTTAACGCTGATGTTGATTCAGCACTTAGATATGGAGATGCTAAATGAGAATACCAAAAAAAGTAAAGGTAGGTAAAACTAACTACCTAATACACAAAGTAACTAAGATGGATAAAGTTGGAGCAATGGGAGAAATTGATTACGATACTAAAGAGATCACCATTGCATCACGTAGTAGTAGAAAGCCGCACAGAAAGTTTTCTAAGAAAGAAATATCTGATACATTCTGGCATGAGATCACTCACGCTATTCTTAAAGATATGAACTCGAAGCTACATACTAACGAATCATTTGTGACTACGTTTGCAAACAGACTTACAACAGTAATTAGCACAGCAAAGTTCTGATGGAGCAGAAGATACGCTGGTCACATTCATCATTAAAAGATTATGAGGGGTGCGCTCGTAGGCACTATGAAGTAAAGGTATTAAAAAATTACCCGTTCATAGAAACTAAACAAGTTATCTACGGAAAAGAATTTCATACAGCCGCAGAAAACTTTGCTAAAGATGACACCCCACTACCAAAACAATTTTCTTTTTCTCAACAGTTACTAGACTCTCTTCTTAAAAAAGACGGAAGAAAGTTTCCTGAGTATGCGATGGGGGTAACAAAAAACATATCCCCATGTAGTTTCAATGACAAGGATGCGTGGGTGAGAGGAATTATTGATTTACTAATTGTTGATGATGAGAACTTTACAGCGTGGGTGTTTGATTATAAAACAGGGAATGACAAATACCCTGACATAGATCAATTAAAGTTAATGTCTTTGTTAACATTTGCACACTTTCCCCATGTTAAAGAAATAAAAGCAGCGTTACTTTTTGTAGTTAAAAACAGTATTGTAAAACATAAAGTTACAGTAGCTGATAGAGATAAGTTGTGGTGGGAGTACCGGGAGAGAGTTGCAAAACTTGAAGCATCTTATGCGAACGATGTTTGGAACCCCACGCAGACACCCTTATGTAATTGGTGTCCTGTCAGTAGTTGTGAGTTTAATCCAAGACATTAGTTGAAAGGAGACTAAATGGAAATTGTAGATAACAAGGCGTTGTTACTACGCACACGCAGTCCAGACAAGTACAACATAATACCTTGTAGTAAAGTTGTATCAGAAGAAAATGGTATTAGTTTAGTTGCTGTACGGTGGGGCTTAGAAGAAGTAAGAGTATTAAAAAATTTAGGGGTAAGAAAAGTACCTTCTCCTATCAATGGCAAGTACCCATGGCCCGGACGGTTTGTTCCAATGGAACATCAGAAAGAAACATCTTCGTTTCTAACATTAAATAATAGATCGTTTGTATTCTCAGAACCCGGCACTGGTAAAACATTATCAGCGTTGTGGGCAGCAGATTACTTGATGAAAACTAAAAAGGTTAGGCGCTGTTTAATCTTATGTCCTGTATCTATTATGCACAGTGCGTGGATGAGTGATCTTACTAATAGTATTATTCACCGCAGTGCAATAGTAGCGCATCATCAAAAAGCATCGCGTCGTGTAGAGATGGTGCAGGGAGATTATGAGTTTGTCATTATTAATTATGATGGATTAAATCTTGTAGCTGATGAGATCAATGCCAATGGTAAGTTTGATTTAGTAATTGCTGATGAAGCCAATGCTTACAAGAACGTATCAACTAAACGCTGGAAGTCTTTGAACAAGATACTAAGACCAGATACTTTATTGTGGATGATGACAGGCACACCTGCAGCACAATCTCCTCTTGATGCGTATGGTCTGGCAAAGCTAGTTAATCCAAAAGCGATACCAAGATTCTTCACAGCGTGGAGAGATTTAACCATGAACAAAATAACAATGTTCAAGTGGCTCCCCAAGAAAGATGCACAAGATAATGTCCATCGTGTGCTACAACCTGCTATCCGATTTACGAAGCAACAGTGCTTAGACTTACCCCCTGTAATAACTTTGACTAGAGCAGCTAAGTTAACAGCGCAACAACAAAAGTATTATTTAATGTTGAAGCAAGAGATGATTGTTAAAGCTGCTGGAGAAACAATCAGTGCTGTCAACGCAGCTACTGAGGTTAACAAACTACTACAAATTAGTGCAGGTGCAGCATACGCTGACAACGGAGAAGTAGTTGAGTTTGATTGTAGCTCTCGACTAAATGTTTTGATGGAAGCGTTAGAGGAAACAGATAGAAAGGTCTTAGTGTTTGCTACTTACAGGCACAGTATAGATACTATTGTTTCTTATTTAGAATCAAAAAATATATCGTGTAAAAAAATTGATGGATCAGTTAGCGTATCTAAACGCACACAGATATTTAAAAACTTTCAAACTACAAGTGACCCTAGAGTTTTGGTAATACAACCACAGTCTGCAGCACACGGTGTCACACTTACTGCAGCAGACACTGTTGTATTTTGGGGGCCAGTTATGTCTACTGAAACCTACATTCAATGCTGTGCTAGATCAGATCGTAAAGGTCAGGATAGCGACAAGGTAACAGTAATACATATCGAGGGCAGTGACATAGAGCGTAAGATGTTTAAGCGCTTGGCTTCACGAGTAAAGAACAATAATTTATTAGTTGAACTATATGAGGAGGAAATAAAAACGCTTGACAAAAAGTAAAATATTTGACAAACTTTTTCTTTAAAGGAGATTCTGATGACTACAGAAAATACAGTACCACTCGACAAACTTGCGGCTTGTCGTAGAAAAATTAAAGCTAAGATTCAAGAGATTGATAAGGATGCTGAGAATAAAAAGAAGTCTTTACAAGACAAACTAACTTTACTCGATCAAGGTATTAAAGATCAGATGTTAGCGTTGGGAGTTAAGAGTGTAAAGACTGAGCAAGGCACTATCATTCTTAGTGAGAAGACAACGTATGCTACGAATGACTGGGCAGAGATGGACAAGTTTGTTGTAGAGAATGCAGTGCCTAGTTTGTTGCAGCGCCGCATCTCGCAAACAAACATTCAACAGTACCTACTTGAGAACCCTGACAATATTCCTGCTGGGTTGTATAGCAATACTAACTATCAAGTATCAGTACGAAAGCCTACTTAAAACAGTTAAAACAGTTAAACCAGATAAAACAGATAAAACAGAACATTAACATTTAACTTTATTTTATAAGGAAGTCATATGAATACTAAACAACTTTATGTATTAAAAAAATTAATCACAGATTTTGAAGAACAGTTAAAAGAAAACATAGATAACTTTGATTATTTAGAAATTCAAAATTTAGAATCCGATGTGTTTGATACTGTGGAATTTACTAAAGGAGGTTCTAAAATAGAAACTCGCGGAATACCTACAACCATAAGGTTATCTATGGAAATAGAACTAGTGACTGACTCGAAAGATTTGGATAGCGGTGTTTCGCATAGAACTATTAAAACAGATTTCTATGAGATAGATGATGATTACTCCCCTAAGAATCAACTGTTGTACACATGAGTTTTATTAAACTATCAATAGCAAATAGCGTATTCAAGTTGCGTGGGTCTAGTTCTAAGGGAGTAACAGAGTTGGATGTTGTGTTGATAAACGCTGCTAAGAACTACAGTAGAGTTTATTACACATCTACTTATGACTCAAACAATCCACGCAGTCCTGATTGTTGGTCTAGTAATAACGTAAAGCCGGATATGTTATCTCGTGAGGTACAGTCTGATACATGTAGCACTTGTGAAAAGAATATAGCAGGATCAGGAGTGGGTGCTACAAGGGCGTGTAGGTTTTACCAATACGTCGCGTTGTTATTAGCCAATGATTTAGGTGGCACAGTTATTCAGTTAGCTGTGCCGGGGTCTTCTATATTTGGTAAGACAAATGGTGCAAGCTACTCAATGAAATCTTATGCTAAATATTTAGTGCAAGAAAACATTGATCCTGAAATGCTTGTTACCAAAATGTTTTTTGACTCAACCTCTATGGCAGCAAAGATATTATTTAAACCTGCTAGGTGGTTGACTGCTGAAGAACAAGCTCTTGTTTTAAACCGGGGTAAGTCGGATGCTGCAATAAGAGCAATCAAGATGTCGTTTGCACCTGCGAGTGTGAGTAATATTGATGCAGCTAATTTAAAACTTACTGACAAAAACTTTGCAGTATTGTCGCAAGCTATGGGCATGACCGCAGATATTAAATTTAATTAAAGGAGTATTTTATGAGTGATTTGACCGTGTTGGACAAGAATAACTTTGCTGCTATGGCAGAAGCTATGGGCATGAATGCTGATACAACGAAAAGTAGTGGCAGTACATTAGCACGTCTTGCTATTGATACTAAAGGAGTGTTTGGAGAAACGTCTGTCAAAGGTAAAAAGAAAAAGGTGGAGATTGTTTCTGCTGGTAGTTATGTTCTTAAGAAAACTGATGGCACAAAACTGTTTCAAGAGACTGTAGAGATTAGATTGTACAGTCAAAGATTTCAGTACGAGTTGTATAAACAGGACGGCGATAAGAAATCTTTTATTAGATCCGTGTTAGCAGGTAACTTTAATAGTGATCTTCCTGATTCCGCAGGTGGTATGAACTGTGGTAGACAGCGAGGGTATGTTGAAGATTACAATTCACTTACGCAAGAACAAAAAGATGTTAAACGTGTAAGAGTATTATTCGGAGAAGTAAAATTTACTGACGCTGTAGATGAAGAGGGTAATGAAGTCGGCCCTGTTACATCTCCATTTATATGGGATGTTAAGAACAACGAAGCGTTTAAGATTATGGGGCAGCCTATCACAGAGATGATGGAGCAGCAGATACTTCTTCCAGAGCGTTGGATTTCATTAGAAACAGAAGAGCGTTCATCTCCCTCTATCACATGGTATGTTCCAACTGCTTCACTACTTCCTGAAGTATTGCCGTTAGGTAAAGAAGAGCAGAAACTGTTTGCAGATTTCAATGCTTGGATAAAAAATAGTAACGAGCAAACCATGAGTAAGCACAAGTCAACAAGTGTTGCGCCTGCTACTCATATTGACCAATCAAAGGGTATACCATCTAACCCTTTTGCTGAAGCAAACACAGGCAATAGCTATAAGAGCGTAGAAGTTTTAGAAGATGTTGTTGAAGAGCCGGAAGTTCGTAAGGTAAAAAAGGTTGCGCCCGTTAAATCAAAACAGTCAGACTTAGGTAGTGTTGTAGACGAGATTGATAATTGGGATACGGATGACTAATGGCCTACTCAGAAAAAACTAAACAGCTTATAGCTGATGCACCCCCTTCGCTAGGAACTAACCTAGCGCAGTGGGCTGTACAGCGGGGTGTGTCAGTACAGCAGGTAGCGACTGCAACTGGAGCAACCCGACAGACTGTATATAACTGGTTTACAGGCACAACATTAGTAACTCCTGCGTATCAAGAAAAAGTTTTAATAATACTAGACATACTTAAAAGTATTTCAAAGACTGATGATGCGTGGAAGAAAATCTGTGTTGCTTTAAAATTACATTTCTAAGAAAGAAGGAGACTCAATGGAACCAGAAGAGTTCTTATCGGCAGTCCTACCTTCATCGGGACTGTACTGCGTTTGTGA